GCTATCTCTTTTGATACGTCCAGTCCCTTATACTTTTTAATCTCTAAGATAGATAATCTATCTAAGTAATCACCAACGCTTATTTTCACTTCAACTTTCACTGCACGATCTCCATTAACTGCTCTACATTATCACCAGCATTAGGTAACTTATCTTTCAAAAAGAAGTGTACAAAATGCGCCTCTTTAATCTTATCATCTGGTATTGCAGTAAATAGAGCATTCCACTTCCAACTTAGATAAGTCTGTATCATTTTTTCTTTCTTAACCCAGTAGTTTAATAGTGTTTGGTCAGTACTCCACTTCCATGCTCCTTGACCATCCACAAAGTTTTTAAACTCAGGGCGTTGTATAAATTCTTTACCTGTCTGTCCTCTTAAGTATTTTAATATATTTCTATCCATCAACATTAAACCCATATTATAGAATAGCGCTCCATCTTCGTTCCATTCCCAATCAACATTAGTAAGATTGGAATACTGCATGCGTGTGTAGCCTCTTAATTTTTCTTTATACCATGGAAGAATTGGTCCTAGTCTTTCTATAACTCCAGCAAATTCAGTAGTTCCATCAAAAGCATCCAGCTCATGAAAGATACTTGGCGAGTTAGGTCTTATCCAGATATCAGCATCAATAACACAAATTTGATCATACTTATTAAATAAATCGAGTGCATTTTCTTTTTCATAGATAGGCAGGAATCCACCATATTTTTCATATGACTCTTTACTACGATTTGTTGCAAATACGTCCGGCTTAATCATCATTTTTGGTATTGTTTGAACTATATATGAAACAGAGTTCTTAGGATCTTCTTCTTTGTTTATTCTCTCGGCATATGCTTTAACCGAGGCGGTACAGTGATCATACAACCTCGATTTCTTTCCAGTATAAACTTGGTAAATCAATCTTTTCATAACAAAATCCTTTTATTTATTTTTTAGTAAGTGCCTGTGATCCATAAAATGCGGCAACGATAGCTGCAACAGAAACAAAATAAACACTTGCCATGTCACCAAGTATTTTTGCTGCCTGCTCTAAACCAAGCCACTGCGCAATAACTACTGCGAATGGATATAGTAACATTCCACTAAGAGCAAACCATGCCATGTTTCTCTGCGCATCCTGCTTCTTATCTTCATTTTCCATTCTCATTAATTTTTCTTCCATCTCAAACTCTTCATCACTAACTATACCATCGCCGTCTTTATCAAAAGACGCGTACTTGCTTCCCGGTTCTAACTGTTTTTGTGCAGCCATTTGAGTACTCCTTAATTATCTTCGCAATCTCTATTGCTTCTTGAAATCCATTACGAAGAGAATTAGACCTGTGTCCATTCTGTAAAAACCAATCTATGTTATTTATATCAGAACCTTCAGGCATACTAAAACCTCTTGTAAGTTCTTCAAACTCGAATCTTAGTTGTACTATTCTTGTTAATCCTAGTGGCATGTCAGTGTCCAAACATTTTTCTTGTTCTGTATTCATCAATTGTGTCCTTTAGTAGTTTAGTATAATTGTCCCTGTGCTCTACGAAGACCACAGGCTTTTCATGATCGACATCCATAATGATTACGACATTAGGTACTATCATTCCTGTTCGCTCTTCCCACATGATTGCGTATGCTGCACCCTGTGCGAAGTAGTTGCTAATATTTTCTTTCTTTTTAATGTATCGTGACGTCTTAAAGTCAATAATTGAAGGAACACCATGAAACTGTGCTACACAATCACATCTACCAGCTACACCTAAGTGATCACTAAATAAAGGAACCTCGAGGCCGAATATCGTTCCAATATTCTCATCAAGGACAGGTTTGAGATTTTGTAAGCTCTGCCTGATGTGTGGTAAGAAGTCCGTCGTGTCTTCATTGTTTAAATACTTTTCTACTATGCTATGCACCTTAGTTCCACGCCTCGATGCTTTGCCACCAACTATTTCTGCTTGTTCTTCACCAACTCGAGCTCGCCAAGCACGTATTGCTTCCTCGCTCAGTATGCTTAGAACTGTTGTGATACTAGGATAAGACTTACCATTAGGAGTATTATAAGTTCTCCCTGTGTCAGTAGTTGTAGCATCCAAGTCTTCATAGCCGATATTAATTTTGTCATGACTAAATATTTTTCTTTTCCTTTTGATCGTAACTGTATTGAAATATATCTTTTACCTCATCCTTAGTTATGCAATATATTGATTCAGGTGTATATTTGTAGTTATATGATGCGCTTGCCGCAGAGTATATTCTCTGGTGCATAACTGATACAAACTCTCTACACTCTCTTACTGTTTCAAAGTTTGGTTTTGCAAACACGTAAAGCGGTCTATCAAGAGCTGCGGTGTTTGCCATAATAAAAGAAACTATAATAAAAAATTTCATTCTACTCTCCTAAGTTTTGATAGTGTTGTTTCTACCAGAGTTTTCTTTTATTCTCTGTAGATTATCTTTCCAACCCTGATCAGTTTTTGATAGGAGACTTCCATGATGCGAAATGACACCTGGAAACTTAAGTACTTTAATGCAATTATGTTTTTTAAGATACTCTTGCAGCTCATCAGCACCACATTGAATATCATATTCATCACCCTCTTCAAGAGGCTTTACTGTATATTTAGGCACCTTGATATCCTTTCCACCAATCAGGCGCAGGTCGACCCCAATCCCACTTGGCAAATGATTTTGCTGTGTGATAGTAATTTCGATATGCTTGAACTGCATCACCTGGGACTATACAATCTGGATAGTGAGACATTGCTTGAGCAAACTCGGTAAGACCGCCTACAGGAATATTTATAGGAGTTTTTTCTAGAAACTTACCAAGTTTAGTATATGTGGCATGTTTTTTACCACGCCTGTATTCAAATTCATCAGCCATGGCTACAAAGTGTTCATAGTGCCACTTATAGTTTGAGTCGGTTCTGCCTGTCCATGTAGTACATGGATGATATTTGTGAACTGCAAGATAATACATGTCATCACGTTCATCACCAAACGAGTAGTACTGCTGCATAGTTTTACCAGACTTTGACCTACGTCTTTCTGGTGTGCCGTCAAGCATCCTATGTATAGTACTAAGCATTTGTGCAGACTCGACAATCATCTTGGGGACATGCCTGTCACATAACATTTGTGCTGCTTTAGTTGGACTTTTGTCCAGAATAAAAATATTCATAATAATCACCTTTTAAATAATATAATTGTATCATGGTTTTCACAGTTTGTAAACAGTTTTTTTATTAATTGATTTGAAACTTATCCTCTTGTACTCTTAATAACTTGATTTTCTTTCTTACAAAATTACGTTTTTTAACGATCTTTTCCATTCGATTAACTCTTCCTCTTTTTTTAAGCTTTGATGCGTGAAGTTCTAAATCTTTTTCAAGTTGTTGTAGTACCATCTCTTTACCTTTCGTTAGGTTGCAGAGTTAGTCCTGTAGTAGTTTAGGAAAGGCCTCCTCTACAACTGGTTTGGAAATTCCGGGGATTTTTTTCTTATTAATCATGTTAATGACAAGCTTAGCATCTTCAGGATGTACACCTTCAAGTATGCCTATGAATATTTGTTCTCTTTTAAACTTTGGTAGAGCGTCACCTTGTCCACCTTTTACAAAATATTTAAATTGTGCATTTTGTTTTGTTAAGTTAGTGGGGTGACTATGTGCTGCTGCTGCAGTATATGGAGGATCACCTTCAGGTAAGTTCCACTTAATAGTAGAATCCATCGATCCCCTTATTATATCTTTTAAAGCCCATGTCTCATTCTCTTTTAAGACACGAACTTTATCATTACGATTTCTTTGTTTAGCCATTTCTTCAAGGACTTCAAAAACATATTGTTTCATTAAATAAACTCCTGTACACTTTCAATTAGATTATTACAACGCTTGGCGACTAAGTAAGGAAATACTTTACCTTTCTTTGACCAAGGATCCTGTTCCTCATAAGTATTTATAATTTGTGTTTTAAGATCAGATGGTGTTTCACTTAAGTCGATTAATTTTTTATTACGGCAGTAGTTCCTATACCAAGAGGCTGCATATAATAGCTCACCTTCGTTAACATCCTCTATTATGGCATCAACTTTCTTTTGTGTCATAGGAGTTTGCCTAAAGCCTTCAACAAATACATTATCATCAGACAATATATTAGGTACTCCATCACCTTTATCACCACGTATGATATGATTTTCTAAGAATAACCTTGCATTAGGCTCGATCATTTCTTCTTTCTTTAAAGGTGAGAATTGTTTTACGTTGGAATACTTTTGTAACTGTAAGAAATCACGATCAGAAGATACTATCATGATTTTTTCAGGATTAAACTCGACTTTAGATTTCATTTTTACTAATGTGCCAATGACGTCATCAGCCTCACAGCCATCGATCTTTATAACCTTATATGGCATATTTTCGAGTATTTCTTCCCTTACTAAGTTTAATATCCTAAAGGCTTCATTCCAATCAAAAGATGATTCTTCTCTGTGTTTTTTACGATTAGCCTTGTATTGAGGAAATGCTTTCCTGCGCCAGTTATTGGCAGCATCCACAGCAAGAACCATGTCACCGTATTCTTCTTTATATCTTGTACGATACATACGTAGAGAATTAAGAATCATATGACGAATCATATCCTCGTCATTTGTTTTATTAATAATAATACTAGCCAGTGCAATACCACTGTAGTCAACAATAATCATAATGTATACCTCCTATAAACATAAACATCCCATAAGGTAGCATTCTTAATACCTCCTATAGGATCACCAAAGTAAGTAAAACCATTTGTTGGTTTTCTACCTTTCTTTTCAACTCGAAACTTTTGTTTAGTTGAGTTACAGGCTCTTACCACAGATTTAACCATTTCATATTCTAACATATCATCTGGATTTTGTGGATCAAATCTTCCAATCCACGATGATGACCTATCGTGTTTACCGATATGTATTCCCATTATATAACCTCCATAGATATTTTTTGAACCATTTTGTACTTATTAGTAAGATCTTTTATTATTTTGATATTTGGATTTAATCTCTTAGTTTCCTGCTTAATAGTATAAGGTAAAGTTCTTAATAATACATTGATATGATATTGAGGCTTTTTAGATGTTAAGATTAAAGTTTTAAGTGATGATGTTGATATTGGTTTTGACATATAGTACTCCGCTTTTTTCATTTTATAGATCTATTATACTACAGTTTTTAACAAATGTAAACAGTTATTTTCAATTAATTGAACTTTTTTTCATCTTTTTTTGTTTTTTGCCTTAAAGACCACAATATCCAGTCATAATATCTTTCTGGTTCAGGATCATCATCTAGTTCAGGAAATAATTCAAGCTGTTCAGGCTCATTTGGTAAGGTTATATGATCACCGGTTCCTGTCATATCTTGAGTATACTTATTCACATATGTCTCCTATCATTGGGAATATTTTTGATATCGCCTCAGAACATGCCTTAGCAACTTCCATGCATTCTTTTTGTGTACCATTACTTGAACGTAGTTCTATAAAGTGAATCCAACTTCTTATTGTTCCATTCATGTACAGCCTGGATGATGTTAAACCTTCAGGTAATACTTTACGTGCAAGTTCTTTAGCGATACCGTTATCAATTGCAAACTGATAAGCTTTCTTTGCAGCAATTACCACTTCACTCTGTGCCTTCATCCACTCAAGTGATAATGTAGCTCTCTCATCGCTATCACTAATTTCAATGCTATTTTGTCTATTCTTATCGTCTTGTAATCTGCATTCTGTAGTTACTCTAATATCTAATTCTTTAAGAGGATCTGCGTATCTTTGACTAAATTCTTGAAAGCTAAAACTTCGATGTCTTAGTATCTGTCTTGCGATATCTCTTGTAGTATTAATCTCGATACACGCGCTTGCCATCTCAAATGGTGACCAGTGCTGATGCTTAATTAAATAGTTTAATAACTTAGCATTAGTAGCATTACTAGATTGTCCTGATGGATTAGAAACTCTTGCACAGTATGCTATAAGATCTTCACATCCTTTTGGTGGATCAATATAATCATCATAAGTTTTAAATTCAGATGGTTTACTATAAGATATTAATTTTGCTGACATATCCATTAAGTTTTATCTCCTAACATTGTCCAGTCATCGCCATATCCAATGATACATATGCTGTCATATGATGGATGAAATTCTAGTATGCTGAAAGTTTTTGTTTTTAAGTTAACAAATATTTGTAGTGGTACATGCGCTGGTATGTCACTTAGTCCATCAGTGTCACGAACTTTAGTACTCTGTATTGCAGTAATGAAAGGAATCTCGCCTTTAGCCTTTACTGCTTGAAGTACTATTTCTTTTTTCTCACACATCACAGGTTTATCATTCCATTCACCTGCTTCTGCATTTTTAAATATTCCTAGTCCAAAAATAAACAAATAAGCTGCTACTAATATTCCTAAAATAAAAATTAATCTCATAATTTAAAATCCTTAAATCTTTGACCTGTCGGTGTTTTATCAAATACCGGTGTGTCATCTGTTAAAGTTTGCTGTGTTTCTTCTACATCATATAATCTCATTTTGCTACGATCAACACCTATTACAAATCTTTTATGTTGTGTAGGATCATTATACCTGTTCTTTAATTGCTTAACCATAAACTGCCCTTGTTGCTCAAGCTCTTCAGTAGATATTAATGCAAACATTAAGTCCGCGGTTGCGGGTAATCCAAAAGATTCACTTGTATCTTCCAGCCCAACATCCGAGTTAGAATAACCAGAACGAGTCGTTTGCGTTGCAGAGAAGATCGGTACGTTAAACTCGACCGCAAGGCCACGTAGCTCTTCAGCAATTGCCTTAATGTAAGAGTAAGAGTTAATTGCACCGCCCATTCCTTTCATTCTAGAACTTGCACATATATTTAAATAATCAATAAAGATTAAGTCTGGTTCAAATTGTCTTTTCAATTTAAGTTCATTAAGTAATGCTCTAAAATGACCAGAATGTGCAGAGCCAGTTGGATATTCTTTTATAATAAGTTTACCAGTTGTCTTACGTGCTATGTCTGAAACTTTGGTAGTAAACATGTCTTTCGATAACTTATCGAGCTGATCAATAGGAACATTAAGTAAGTTGGCATCAATACGCTCAGCTATACGTTCCTCGGCCATCTCCATAGTAATATATAAGACATTATGACCTTGCACTAGAGACGATGCTGCCACATGACACATAAACAGAGACTTACCGACACCAGTGCCAGCGAGAGCAATGTTAAGTGTTTTACGTGGAACTCCACCTTTAGTGATTGTATTAAAGTATTCCAAATCAAATGGTAGCCTATCTTCTTCTGTATGATAAAAGTCATATCTTTCTTCAACATTTTCTGTGTAATCATGACCAACCTTTAAATCAAATCCAACACCAAGAGCTTTACTTAATAAGTCAGGTAATGCACCTTTTGTCAGCTCTTCGTGTTTCCCATCAATTATTGATATTGATTCCATAATTGCATTATATATCGCTCTGTCCTGACACCACTTTTCAGTTGTATCAAGAAGCCACTGGTTATCTACTTTATCATTAGTAAATAACTGTGGAACTATATCCATTGCCAGATTATACTGCTCATCACTTAACTTTTCTGACTGATCGAGTTCAATCTTAAATGACTCAGCATTTGGCAACTTATTATACTTAGCAACAAACTTACCTGCCTCACGAAATAATATCCTGTATATACCAGCAAAGTAGTCAGGTTTTATAAACGGTAAAACCTTGCGCATATATTCTTCATCAGTAAGAAGATTTCGTAGTATAGTTTGTTCTAAATTAGTAGGCATAGGCAGCTTTTCTCAGGTCCTCATCGATTTGTTTTTGTACATCATCAACTCTACTTTCTAAGTAGCTTATCGAAGTATGTATGTGGCCAGTGTCTTCTGGCCTTAGTTTACTCTTTGCAATGGAGATTTCATCCATTAATAATATAAGTCTTTGACTAGTTGTTATTTGCATTTTTTACCTCTTTTGTTACAACGCTTCCTTCTTCAATACCTCGAGCCATAATCTTTTCTAACATCTCTCCTGCAAAATCTTGCAGTCTTGTGTCACTTATTTTAAGCTCAGTATCTGGTGTGTACACTATTTTAAAATCAAATGACATATTCTTTGGCACCTCATTAAATTTTACAGTACCGTATTTAAGAACAGTTTCAGTATATGGACCTCTTAGTACCCTAACATTCCAAGCCTGCTCATCAGCTTTATCTGGAATAATTTGATAATCAATGTTCTCCCTCAACACCATTAGTTTTCATCCACCTTGGCAAGGTTTACTTGATTATTTAATATTGAATACTTATTAGTTAAGTACTGCTTAAAGTCAGTATCTTCAATGATTGGTTTCCAAAAGCCTTCACTTAACGTTTCTTTTTCTCTTACTTTAGGTTCCATTAACTCACCAGTGGTCTTATCTACTCTGCAGTACCAACCATTTGAAGGCTTGGCCACATAGTTACCAGTAAGTGCAACATCGAGTAAACCTGACCATTCCTGAACACCACCATCCCAGCTGACTGAGATAGGAATTTTTGATTTTTCTTTAACAAACCTAGATTTTTCTACATTGATTACAAAGTGATAACCTTTAATTTCCGTACCAACTTTATCTTGTTGGCGGCCAAGAATCCAGATATTATCTGCACTATAGTAGATACCAGTACCACCAGAGACTACAGCTTTTGGAAATAAACCAATCTCTTGATAAGTATGATTAACTGCAAGTAAAGGTATATCTTTCATATTTAAATATGGTGTAACCATTCTAAATAAACCTTTTAAAGCCTTTGCCCTTGACATATCAGCAACTGATTTCTCATTAATTGCATCATCTAATTCTTTCTTAGAGGCAAGGTTACCTATTGAATCAATTACGATTACAACTTTATCATTTCTGTCCAGGCCTTCAAGCTGACTTATCATATCAAACTTGAGCTCTTCAACGTTTGTAATTGGAGTATGCAGTACTCTGTTTGTATCAATACCAAAGTTTTCAAAGTATGCCTGTGGTGAGCCGAACTCTGAATCATAAAATAGTAACACAGAATCTTTGTATTTCTTTAAGTATGCACTTGCCATAATAAGAGCAAATGATGTCTTAAAGTGTTTAGATGGACCTGCCAGTACAGTAAGTCCTGGTGTTAAACCACCATCCATTGAGCCGGATAAAGCTACATTGATCATAGGTACATTAGTTGGTACCAGATCCTTATCATTAAAAAATTTAGAATCAGCCAGAATTGATGTATAATCAACCTTCGTATTCTTTTTCAATTTGTCCATTATTGACATTCATATCTCCTAGTGTGGTATTGTTTGTTTGATAATATATTCATTTACGTCTGTCTTAGGTGTCCAACCTAATTTTTTTAATTCAGTTATATCTGCCATATTGTTTTCTGCTTCGCATGCGGCTCCATCTTTAACTGGCAAATTATATCCTGCAGTAAGTGATAACTCTTGAACTGTATTTACTTTTCCTGTACCTATGTCATAGGCAGGTTTTAGTAGTCTTATATCATTACTTATTAATAATACTATGGCTTCAATTACATCACTTACATGTATAAAATCTCTTTGATGTAAAGTTACATATTCAAGTTCATTATTAAGTAATTTTGGCATAAACATATTGGCTCTAGCACCTTCACCATATACAGTTGTAAACCTTAAGGCAACTTGTTTTTCAAATGCAGTTTCTTCATTTACTTTTTTTGTAGTACCATACGGTGACAGCCACCAGTTATGTATACAAGATGATGACGCATATAATAAAGGTATATTATTATAGTGACATATTCTTTGTATCTTAGTTGTGTTTTCTACATTATTTTTCCAGTACATTTGTGGATCTTCAATGCTCTTTCTTACATTAGCGTAAGCGGCAAGATGTACTACATAGTCAACACCTTCTACATTAAAATCCTTTATGCATCTTGAAGGATCTTGTCTTAAATCCCATTCAGTAACTTCCTTTCCATCATTTATTAATCTATTCTTTAAGTGACCACCAATAAAGCCACGTGAACCTGTGATAGCTACGTTCATTTTACTTTCCATTCTATTTGCCTCGATAATAGTATTATTATACCATAAATTGGTCCAATTGTAAAGGACTTTTCTCATAAAAATTTTCTTGTGATTTGTTATCTTGTACTATAAAGTTAGTATCAACTAACTGATTATCTAAAAAGCCTTGTACAAACTTTAACACCTGTCCTGCCATGTCACTTGCCGTTGTAACTGGTACATTTTGACATATATGATTTAAGTTCTTACGTCCGCCTTGTAGTGTAAAGTCATCAGGTAATCCCATAATAGTTAAGCACTCTCTTATCGTAAGATACCTATCTAAGTCAGGATGTGTAAGCTCAAAAGGTAGATGACCTACAAAGGCTCCTATAATATTTTTAGGTATAGTTACACACCTACGCATAATATTATTACCTTGAGCAAGTTTACTATACATTGTCATAGCTCTATCAGCTTCTTTTTCAAAGCCTTTACTGTTTAACCAGCCTGCAACTTCATTGTATTTTACATTATTATTTTCAATATAATCCATAGGATTTACTGTCTTTGTAATTGAGTTTTGAAATTGTTTATGTGTCATTCCACCACACATTTCTTCAAGAACAAATCTATAAAATGGATTCTCTGATGGAGTCTTATTATTAGTTAATACTGACATAGGATCATTAGGCACGTTCTTTGCAGATCTTATAGTATCTTCTATCTTTTTATGTTTTCTAAAGAAGAAGTCGAGCTTAGGTACCTTATCTCCTTTCCAGAAAAAATAAAATGACCTATCACGTACTTGACTTAGTCCATGAAGGAGAGACTTTGTTTTATAAAGCGAGAAAGTGTAACCATACTTTTTTCCAATTTGTCTGAGATTTTCAACGATTGGCTCTCCCATCTTTGAAGCAAGTCTCGGTGCGTTTTCACCCCAGAATACTCGAGGTTTGACAGTACCCAAGACGTAATTAGCAGAGGTAGACATCCAATCGTTAGCAGCAGCATCAGAAGATGCTGAAGTATTGAGACTAGACAGGCCAGCGCAAGGGCAAACAGTATTGACAACATCGACGCTAGAAATATTATGTGTCCTATCGTTGTCCAAAAGATAGTAGGGAACTTCTCCTTTATAGTACTCAACCAGGTGAGTATCGTTTGGTGTAAAATCAGCATAACTTAAAATATACTCCGGTTTCTTTTGAAAGACATTTTGCATAGCTATTGTCTCTCCACCAATTAGTGGAACTATGCTTGCGTATGTGTGTTGCATTATTGTAAATCCTCAACTCTCCAACCTTTATCAACTATTACATTTACTGCCTTGGCTCTTGGTAAACAAGTTTTGCTAAGTACATCATTGACTACTACCCTGCATCCTTGTGATACACCAAGAATTAACTGATCATAAGGTATTAAGTTGTCATCAAGAAGTTGTTCAGTAAATATCCTAGCACCTTCTTTTCTAGCTGATACTAATATGATCTTATCACCACGTGAATCAAGTTCATCAAGTGCCTCTTTAATTCCAGGAAGTATTTCAGCTGAATTCTTTAAGTTGGAATATCTGTGTGCGTGTTTAAATATAGTACCATCTAAATCAATAAAATAAGTACTTGGCTTTTTAGTGTAGTATTCAGAAATCATACCCTTAAATAAGGCGAGGTCTTCTGGAGTTCCGGTAGACCAATATTTACCTAGGCTATCATATGTTTCAGAAATAGGAGATACACCTATATTAAGACCATCATTAATAAGATAGTTATATGTTTCTGATATATAAGTTTCATTCTTTTTATTAAAGTTTCTTAGTGACTTATTACCTGAACTCACGAAGTCTTGAGCTTTTTTCCAGTAATGTACACCTACCAAAGCATCTCCTTCTATAGGACCTTTTGGTTTTTCAATCATCTTAACTACTTTATTATTTATAGTCTTAGCAAAAGAGTTCTTTAAGTCTTCAGACTCGTATGTAAGAACGCATCCATCATAACTTCTGCTGTTTGCAATAAATGTTTCTGAATCCCAATCAAGGTATTGATCACAGTTAGTTATAATAAGCTCACCATTATAACTATCTAACATTCCGGCCAATGCAGTTTCAGCTGCACCAGTAGTGACATGATCAATAATTTCAATAGTGTAAGTTGACTCTGAGTTATCAAAGTATTGATCAAGTTCAATCTTTAAATCAGACATATAGGTACCACCAAGATCTCTACACACAAAAATATAATCACCTGCAATGTCAAGTGACTCAACCGCGTATCTTATTAAGCTTTTATTATTTACTTTTATTAATGGTTTATGTGTTAGGTAGCCAGCATTTGTAAATCTGGACCCTAAGCCTGCCATTGGTATAATCACTCTCATTTGTACATTTCCTTATATTTTATTGCATAATCTGTGCAGATTCCTAGAGCACCTTCAGGAACCTCATTACCATATCTCTCTGGTAGTACTATATATGAGCCAGCAAAACCTTTGCCGGGAAGTGCCCATAGCTCACCTTTCGATGTCATGACTACATCTTCATCAGTATGATAGAAAACTCGCTTTCCTCTACTATTCAAGTAAACTAAAGCATCAGTATTTTTAGCATGAAACCACACTCGTTTATCATCATATAACCAAGTAGGACATACAGATGTTGACTCATCATGGCCTATTAAGAGTTCACCCCTTAAAAGTCTTACATCAACTTCAACGTCAAAACCATAAGATAGCGCCTCATCAAGAGTATCAGTTTGATTTTCAGCTTCAGGATCAGGTCCTACCATAAGACCTCTATGAGCTATAATCTTCATCTTTCCACCACATACTTATCACCAATAATACTTGGTGTTTTTATACAGACAATTGAACAGTCATCAACGAAGTTTGCATCAACTACAAAGTCAGGATATATTACAAATAAGTCACCTTTCTTATAAGTAACTCCGTCAATTTCCACAGCACCATCAGTAACATAGTTATACTCAGTTGCAACCTTATGATAGTGCTTATCCCATATCTCACCCTTAGGATGAGTTCTTACTGATATTTCAAAGTCTTTTGTCTTAAATAACGTAGGTTCAAAGTCACCAATGAACCAACCTTTAGTAAAGCTTTTTATATCAAACTTTTCAATTGTGCCGCGCTTATCCATTTAATACCTCCTCAGCATTTTTCATAATAATGTCATTCATATACTTACCACTTTTCTTATCTGGTGTTATCATATCTTTTAGTTGTTTATGTAATCTATTATACAACATTTCATCACCATTGTAAAGGTTTATTTTTTCTAATAAGTCGTTTGAATCTTTTACTCTGAGCTCTTCGGGAAATCCAATGTTTCTTTGCTCATCATATTCTGGATGCATAAATGGTACAATACCGTGTTTAATCATTTCCCAGAATTTACCAGTTGCCCAGCCTGGAGCAATCGGTATACAGAAAGTATACTTAGTTCTTGGAAACTGCCAAGATAGCTCAGACATTGCAATCTGCTCAATCCTAGGATCTTTTAAAGCTTTTTCATTCCATACACCATAAACTTGTACATCTTCAACACTATCAAGTATAAAGTTTTTTAAGTCATTATATCTTGACGGCTTTCCTTCATTTAGCCATAATACCATATTAATATCACGCTCGTATTCAGGTTCATCAAAGAAATCATCTAGGCCAGCAGGTTCTTCTTCTTCAACTACATATAGAGTTTCAATACCTGAGTACACTGCAGGTACCTTATCAACAATCATCTCATTAGATTCATAAGAAACCCTGTGCTCAACTTCGACGGTCTCATTGATTAGCTGCAATATTCTTTTTGGTGGAATTAAGATATCTTTAGTTGGCTTAGGATAACATCTTGGATCAAGCGATAGCACCATATATGGAATTTTCGTCTCATTAATAAAATGATGTATTGGACCGGCATACTTCGCGGCTGCCATCAACGTCTTAATGTGTTTACCATCCTTCATGGTCTTACCCTGTACCGCGTATTCTAGTACACCACCTGCAATAAAGATACCTATGTCAAACTTGTCTTCTGTCTTAATAACATGTTCAATATATCTCCATGATTCTGTTACCTCATCTTTATCATCTTGGTTATCAAACCAGTCTTTAAACTTAGCCCATACGTCAATCACATTACCATGAGGATCCACTTTCTTTCTTACATCAGGTTTTAACCTTGAAAAGTTTGACCTTCCTATAAGATAGAATGTATCTTGTGGATTAAACTTTATAAGTGTTTGAAATATAATCCTTGCGTCAATTGACCCTGCGGTCATAGCCTTCTTACCAGTACCTTTTTCTTCTGGTCCAAACTTTATTGACTTACCTATTTTACCTATTGCTATTCTCATAATACTCCTTACACTCACTTAAAACTTGTTGTACATATACTTTATCATTTAATTTACGGTTAAGACCTGAAGGGTGTGGTAACTTAAAGTGGCCTACATTAATCTTTGATAGTGCTTCAGATGCAACGTTACCTAATGCGATAACTTTATCATAACCTTTACTAATAGTATATAGCCTGTTATAATCTATGTCTTTTTTAGTAAACTGACCAGGGTGAGGATAGGTGTTAGAAAATGAAAAAAAATTAACACCTATCCAATCCATCCACTCGTACATTTTACCGATGGTACTACCACCACGTACGCCGTCATCTTTTTTTCTGAAATCCTGTCCTGGTCCAGGATTTTGCGCAATGACTAAAAGTTTAACCAGTCCCATCTTATACCTACTTCTCCAAACATTGACTGTGAGGCAGTTGTTGACACCTTCCAATTTTCTGGTACACTTTGATACGGTGTTACTATTCTTTTAATGCCGGCTTGGATTAAACCCTTAGCGCATTCACTACAAACAGGTAAACCATAAACATAAACTGTGGAATCTTTTAATGATACGCCATTTTCCGCAGCATTATAGATAACATTCATTTCAGCGTGAACCATAAATTTATATTTTTCTGTACGATTATCAAGCCTAGTGGTAGTGTCATTAATACCACGTGGAAAACCATTATAACCTTGAGCAATAACAGTTCTATTTCTTACAGCAATAGATCCAACCTGTGTTGACGGATCTTTTGACCAAGTTGAAACAAACTTAGCCATTTGCATAAATCTTTTATCCCACTTACTTGACAAGATCAAAGTGCCTTTCATAAACATGCAAGTTTTGTACTTGCCAAGTGATATCACCACATGAAATTGGTTCTATACTCTCATTCTTACATTGATTATAATCTTCAACTAATACTTCTAGAACATAAAGCTGCCAAGCATAGTCATTTTTGTATCCGAACACGACATCGTTTGAGCGCATTTGTACGACACAGTGTAGTTTATCATCACGTATGTAATAAGTAACGGCATTAGTACATATGAAATCGCTCTTACCATTTTCATTATATTCCTCCCATATACTTGGACGATTGTAAATCATTGATGCTCTACGACCATCAGGATTTTCTAATAACTCATCAAGAACTCTACCATATTGATAATAATACTTATCAGAGTAAATTATTTGACCATAGTTTGAGTTAACTTCACCCCAGTCATTTGCTGCCAGCTTCCATGCAACAGGTACTTTACCTGAAATTGCGTTAACATTAGCAACCTGACTCCTATACCAATTTAATTCTCTGTCAATGTAATCTTGATTAGGCTCACCAAATATTGAAGGTTCATCTGCCAGAAATGATGCACCAATCCACTCAATAGTTTTTTGTCCGGTTTTATCGATAGTGAATACTTCATTAAGAAGCTTTGACTTAAATAGATTTCTTACATTTTCAATCTTATTAATCATCTTGACCTTCCATCTTTCCACGCATATATGATACCGCAAAAGAGCAGTAATTAATCATATCTTTATAAGTATCTTCGAGTGATTCAAACTTTGGATCACCTTCAGCTTCAAGTAAAGACTGTGCACGTAATAGTTTTTGGTGTATCATATCATGAATAGTGTCAACACCTCTACGATAGTGCATAGCCTGCTTTATATTTGAGTTAGGATTTTGATAATCTTGTGACTTTTTTAACTGTAACTCAATACATTCATTAAGAACGTTTACTGATTCTTTAGACTTTGACAATTTCATCTCCATATATAAAGTGCCTATTATCCAGATCAATGATGCAATGATCGATTAATTTTTCATGCATCTTATCGACATTAATTCCACACTTGGAACTATGTCTTGGTTCAGGCATAATCTCAATCTTCTTGATTTTATTGAAACCATATTTTGTTTCAACCGTATCACCTACGTAAAATATATTATCAAACTTAACCATTATATCTCCTTTGTTTCAATTTTAAGTATTTCATTTAGATTTAAAGCTAGACACTTAAAAGTATCAAACGCGTTATCAACTGAGTTTTTTTCACTGTAACCACGTTCTACTACTGAAAGCGTAACTGATTTAGTAGCATTATCTTGAGTGTATACACAAGTTTGATATTCCATTATTGAACTCCCTGTTCTTTAGCTGCATTTAAAATTATTGGTGTAAGTATTTCTTCAACCATATCTTCCCAGTTAGACCATGTAGTTGACATGGCATGATGAGTTTGTGACATAGTAGGTGCAAAACCATATACACTGTTGAAAAGACCTCTTCTATTACAAAGACCGTTATTGAAAAGATCATAGGCTGCATTTTGTGCTCTTCTAAACTTTTCAAGGTGCTTGTTTGAAGACATTGGCTTTTCACATCTACCTTCGAATGGTAATAAATCATTTAACTTATCAGCTAAATGTTTGAAACCTGAATTGATTCCCCAGTTATTAGTAAATAATTCTGATTGATAACCTTTATACATATTTTTAAACTCCGCTTTTTTCATTTTATAGATCTATTATACACTATTTCTCGTCATTTGTAAACAGTTTTTTTCACTTTTTTTCATTTTTGTTGTTAACATGTTAATTAAATATTTTATTGAAAAAATTCATCACGTTGACTTGGCTTAATTTTACAATTTGGATATTTAGTAACTAAATCAGAGCCAGCGACAAATCGAACTTTGATTCGAGGAAAATCAACTACATCACAAGCTATGTAATCAATTTCATTGGCATGCTCGTGAGCTATTTCACTAACAATTTTACGACCACCACCGAGCATATTAGAAGGTGCATATGTAAGACCACCTTTTGTAAAACATTTAGCATCAAGTTTACGCTTATTTGATTTACGTATATGATCATAGCCAGTTGCATCTACAAATTCAAGATCATTGAACCATATAGGTAAATGGTTTTCTAAAAACTTACTAGCAACTCGACCATCTTTAAACATTTTATTAATAGTTTCATTTGGCAAGCTACCAAATGATGCGTTTACCGTAAAGTTGTATGTATGATTATATTGTATTTCGTTATTTTGTTTTATAGACATTTTATTCTCCGCTTTTTTCATTTTAATAGATATATTATACCATAAAAAAAGCAGTTTGTAAACAGTTTTGTTGTTAACTTGTTAATTAATTTCATCTCTATTGAATTTTTTTCCATTCCATACATATATGCCTTCATGTACATATTCTTTAGATTTCTTATCATTAGTAAAAACATAAACAATATCAGGATAATTTCTCCAAGTTTCAAGCTTGGCTTCTTTACATCTGTCGAGTACATAAGAAATATTACCAGCATGTTCTGTAACTTTAATTTCCACATTATCACCTAAGGGATCTATTAAATCTTTATACTTTCGCAAATCGTCTTCCCATCCAGTTTCAATAAGATATTGCTCAGCAGCATGTCCATATAAACACACCTCTAATATTTGGTCATATGTTCTACCACGAGCAGTAGATGCTTTGCTATGAATTTGCTTTGCCTCAAGTTCAGATCTTTCAAGCCATTCACTTTTTTCTTGTATATCATCAATACTGAATGACATGTCCATGTTAAATATTTCTGTAGACATATTCGAGTGCACGGTTAGCCTCCTTCTCCATTGGACGGTTCTTATACCAATTACCAGTTTCTGTATCAAGTTCGCGACATAACACAGTAATCTCATCAGGCGTAATTGGATATTTATTTTTTAGGGCATTGCCTGCAGTTGCCACCATAATCTGGTACATCTTATGATACCAGCCTGTCTTACTAATCATACGGTATTCTTTCTCAAGTTGCTTAGGAAAGAATGGACAATTTGAATATGAACTCCAATTCACATTCGTATTATCTAATTTAGATTTTCTATGCTCAAGTATTTCTCTTTGCATATCTTCAGGTAACCTATCAAAGAAGTTATTACTGCTAGACTTTTCACGGTAAGGGTACTTGTTCATTAGGCTATCAGCGTCAATAAGATCACCATCTCCACTAAAAATAAAATTGTAAGCATCATCATATTTTGCTGGTATATAATACATGCGAGATAAGTCTTTGGTTTGCTTATCTCCCATATCTCCAAGTTCTGTCTGAAGAGCATACCAAAAGTGTCGAATCTTTTCAGCTGATACATTCTTTTTAAGTGGGAACACAAGACGGAACTTTGGATTAGATTGTGTGCTACTAGCAGTGCTGTAACAGACATACCTAGTACCATTAAACTTATTGCGAATAGCTTCATAAAAATCTCCATCATATTCAAAGTCATCGACATCAACAGCACACCAACCAGCCCATACCGTAACATTATCATTAGCGCGAGTTGTATTAGGTTTAAACTGCGCAGGTGTCATGAGCGGTGCATCTTTCTTTGATTTTATTATACGAGATGATAGACCATACAATGCTTTTTCAAAGCTATCAAAGTTTTCAAATGTTAGTTTTTGATTAGTCTTATTATCAAATATACTAGTAAAAAGAGTCAGAGATATTTCCATGATTATCCTTATGTTCTGGACCTGTCCAACCTTTTGGCTTTACCAAATCCGGTAAGCCAAGTGGATTAGGTCTTCCTTCTTTTATGCCAACTTCTTTTGACATATTCGCTTTATATACTTCATCCCATGCTTTATTAGCATCAACACCAAATACTTCGAGTGTGCCAATTGCAAAGACGCATAGGTCAATCATACCATCAACCATTTCTTCTGCATCTCTTTTATCAAAGGCAGCCTTTGTTTCATCAAGTTCTTCTTGCATCATGCCAATTCTAAACTTCATATATTTTCTTAGGTGTACACCGTCAAATGTCTTTTCAGTGTCCATCCATTTGTCTACACCATATTTTTTATGCATGTCTTGCATGTCTTTAAACCAGTTTGTACTCATACAAAAAATTCCTCCAAGGTTGCTCGTTCTTCGGCAGACCAGCCGATAGACTCTAATATTAATTTAAGTGGTTCTATGAAAGTCTTTTCAAACTGTAAGTCATAGTCCACATACTTATGTAAGTTAAGTTCTTTAGGTAACACATCAGGAAATGCTATAACGTTTTCCTTGATCGAGTTAGGTAACTTAAGATAACAAAACTTAATTCTGTTTCCATTTGTGATTAGCTCATATTTAGAGTTTAGCTTATTCATTTTAATACACTTGTTAAATAATAGTGAACCTCTTACGTGTATTGGACAGCTCTTCTTATATATCGACTTGTGATCATACCAGTCAGTTATGTTTGAAACTCTACGTGGAAATGACACCTGCTCTGGTGACAGTGACTTAAACTCATTCTTAAAGTCTCTTATAAACTTTTGTGTATCATATTCTGTACCTGATATGATTAGATTAAATGCCTCACGGAACTTACCTCTTACAACCTCAGGTGTTGATGACTTAATTGCTTCAATACCCATGATCTTAAGCTTAGGTTCTTTATATTGGACACCTTCATTATTATGAACATTTAGGATATACCTTTTCTTTGCCGTCCATATACCACTATCAGATATACCTTCCCTTGCCATGACCATTCTATTCTTATGAGCATTCATATTATCAAATAATTTTGAATACGCTTTTTCCAATACAGGTTCAAAGTGTTCTTTGCAAATCTTATCAAGAAATGATACAGGATTTGTAGGATTAAGCTTATCAACTAGAGGACCAAAGTTTACATATAATGAATCCGTATCGATTGCAATTACATAATCTTTTTCAGTTTTAAGTATGTTATTCATTGCAGCATTCATAGCCTTTTCAGCCCATTGTATCGCAAGCTGGCCAGATAAAGTTACACCTTCAGCCAATCTTACATCAAAGTGTGCGAAGTGTTTATTACCTAGTGCACCATAAAGACTGTTAAGCAAGATCTTAATAGCCATCTGACGATTTTCCATCGTGTTTATTTCTTTATCCAGCTCATAACTATAACCTTTTTGTATTTGCTTTTGTGCTGCAATTTGTATCTTCTTGACCGATACACGCTCATCATAATATTCTTCAATGATTTGAGGTAGTACACCATCAAAGTCTTTACGATAGCTTGAACCATTTGCTGCAACTGAGTGTACGCTGTTCACACTTTGACCACTTAGATAATATGCCACATCATTCATCTTAGTGTCTTCAACGAGAGTTTCTGGTGACATATTATATTGTACAATAAGATTAGGATATAGAGAATTCAAATCAAAAGAAACAACCCAATGGTGCCGGCCAACCTGAGGAGCCTTGACATAACCACCTTCGAATGCTCGATATGGTTTTTCATTTACGTTGATAGGTACAACCTTCTTATTTAAGTTAAGCCTACGATATATAATTGATTCCCATATTGCTGTAACACCAAAGGTGTCTTGGTAGTTAACACCACCTTTATACGCCATAGTTAATGCAAGAGTAATAAGCCCCATCTTTTCTTCCATTCTATCGACAAGCTCAACATCTTTCATATTATAGTCAATATATTTTTGGTGATCATCTTTATAAAGGTTTTTTAGTGAGCCAGATTCTTCAAAGGATAACTTCTTTTCACCAAGTACGACATTCGCTATGTGATTAAGAGCATAGGATTCTTGTGGACCATAACTATAACCAAACTTTTGAAACAACTCCATGTAATCAAG